ATGTGCTGAGGTCTTTGGCAGGACTCAAGCCTAAGCCTGTGCAACTCAAGAAAGAGGATATATCGGATGAAGAGCTTGATAGGATGTATACCAACCTTGAAGGTGAGCAAGTGGATGAAGAGGTATGGGAGATGGTAGATGCACGTGAGTACTCAGATGAGAATGACAGTGCAGATGAGTGGGCTAATAGAGTCTTGGCACCTAAGCCATCCATGTTTCAGCGTCTTGCTTCGGTCATCAAGAGCAACCCTAATGGCTTCAGCTACCTTGACAAGTCCATCTATAAGGTCCGGTATAGATACTCAGAGAGATACAAGAAAGACAACAGCAGAGACTTCTGCAAGCAAATGATGGCACGTACCAACAGTGGTGTAGTGTATAGACTTGAGGATATTGACTATGCAAGCATTGCAGGAGTGAATGAAGAGCTCGGCCACAAGGGACAACCTTATGACCTATTCAAGTTCAAAGGCGGTGTGAATTGTGGTCACTTCTGGACTGAGCAACTATACCAACGCAAGAAGAACCCTGATGGCTCTCTGAAGCCTGATAAAGCCCTCTCAAGCAACGATAAGGTAGCAAGTATACCTAAGAGCTACCAACCCAACCCAAGAGGCTCAGGTGAAGCCAATACACCCCCTATTGATATGCCTAATAACGGACACCACCCTGACTACGGAAAATAATGGAAGCACTACTCATAACAAGACAAGACCTGGTTAAGTACACTGCCACCAATGGTAATGTAGATACCGACAACTTCATCCAATGGATCAAGGTGGCTCAAGACATCCACATTCAGAACTATCTTGGTACCAACCTATTCAACAAGCTGAAGGCTGATGTGCTCAATACTATCAGTGGTACAGGTGTACCTACTACTACCAGCTTGATTTCAGGAGGTACCGGATATAGCAACCTTACAGGTATAGCATGCACAGGTGGTACTGGTAGTGGCTTTAGTGTAGATATAACTACTGCCAGTAACGTGGTAGTATCCTATGTGGTGAGCACTGCAGGTACAGGATATACCGTAGGAGATGTACTGACCATTGCAGCAGGTGGTGTTAATGCTACTATCACAGTGAATGCCATAGATGAGATACAACAGCCATACCTCAACCTACTCAATACCTACGTTAAGCCTGCATTGATACACTGGGCCATGGTGGAGTATCTACCCTTCAGTGCCTATACCATTGCCAACAAGGGAGTATACAAGCATAGTAGTGAGAATAGCACCAACGCTGAGGTGTCCGAGATAAATATGCTGATAAGCAAGCAGCGTGATATTGCACAAAACTACACTGAAAGAATGATCAATCACTTGATATATCATGCAGGACTGTATCCTGAGTACGTGAATAATCAAAATGATAACATCTTCCCTGATACAAACAATTACAATATAGGATGGGTACTGTAAGAAAGCCGAATAAAGAGAATATAAAGAAACTACTAACCTACTTAAAGAAAGAGAAATGCCAAACGAAATAGGATGGGGTAACCCTGTAGACTTTGAGAGTGGATACGGAGCTGCTGCTGCTATGGCTGAGGATGGCTATGGTAATGTAGTTATCAATAGTTACTCCGGTGAAACCAATGCGAGTGGAGTAGATACTGATAACAATGCCATAAGCAGGTATCTTGTAGGTGATCCATTCCTGTACATGGATGGAACTGATTTATATGTATATTTTGAACTAAATCCTGAATATACCTATACTCAAATAGTAGCTAAAGGATACTTAAATCGGGACCTTGTGGGTGTTGACACTTACTATGAAGGTGGTATACACTACATCTTGACTAACCCTGACTTGGGAGACTGGTATGTTCAGCTATTTGTGTATACTGATACCGAGACTTACCAAGAGTTCGCAACACCTTTATACAATGTCGCTTAGCATACGCCCTACAAGATACCCAGTGGACCCTGACACTCAGGCTGACCTATTTGATCAGGCTATTGCTGCCGGACAGACAGGCAAGCAGGATACTCTTGTGAGTGGCACCAATATCAAGACTGTTAACGGTAACTCCCTGCTTGGTAGTGGTAACCTAAGTATATCCACATCTACTGCATGGGGAGGTATTACCGGAACACTGAGCTCACAAACTGACCTTAACAGTGCCATCAATGCCAAGCAAGCTACCCTGGTGTCAGGTACTAACATCAAGAGCGTTAATGGTACTTCATTACTGGGTAGTGGAGATATAACAGTAGCAGCTTCAGGAGCTCCTCAAATCATTGCTAAGAAAGCAGGTACATTACATGTAGGTACATCCACTTCTGGTAGTGCACTCATTGCCTATTCAGATATAAGTAGTTATATCGAAAATTACATGTATCTTACCATTAGCATGATAGCAAGGAAAGTAAGTGGAGGTGCTTCATCTTCACCACTAAGGCTATATGTTAACAGTAGTGCATCACTCACAGGGGCAACTTTGTTAGCTACTTTTTCGCCATTAACGAGCGCTACATACATGATCCATAACATAGTGGGTGTATGCACCAATAATTCAGGTTATATATATTCAGCTACTGCTACATCCAACTATTATGCAGCTACTTCTAACACAGCTATACCGATACCTTCACCTTGTTACTTGCTATGGAACTCTCAAACACCTAATGGTGATGTTATGACTATACTTAACTCAACAGTTACTAAATATGTATAGTGTCACTGTCAACGATATTACTTATACCTTCACCGAGTGGGAGGAGGTAGATGGCTTTTATATTCATATATTTACCGAACATGGAACAATCTGTATACCTAAAAATATTGCAGGCATTGATTAACGTCACAGCCTTACTATATCACTGCTTTATGATTACCTTGGGTATCAACCTCATCTTCCAGGATGAACGATACCTCAACCTTGCAGGTATGGCCATCTTAGCCTATGACATCTACACTATATTGATACAATACTATGAGAACACAACTAATACTACTGACAGCGAGCCTCAAGAGTAGGTGGCCTATCTACCTATCCATGGTCAGCACTTTTTTTATGCCTATCAATGGCTTACTATTTTTGGTGGGCTTTGCTATCTTTGTGGATACCATCACTGGCATTTGGAAGGCTAGGAAACTCAAGCAACCAGTCACATCACGTAGACTATCTGCTGTCATAAGCAAGATGCTATTGTATGAGGTAACTGTTATTCTATTTTATCTTATTGATAAATTTATATTAAATGATATTTTGTTAACCTTCTTCAGTGTACCTTTGATGCTGACTAAGGTCCTCAGCTTGGTACTTGTGAGCATTGAGGTGGTGAGTATCAACGAGAACTACAAGGCAGTGAAAGGTATTGACCTATGGCAGAGTGCCAAGAATTTAATATCAAGAGCTAAAGAACTAAAACAAGATGCAGATGAACTTAGACACAACCAAGATAGTACAGGCACGACTATCTGACAAGCAATACTTTCAAGAGGAAAGCCCCAAGACTCAAATATATCTACACCACACAGCAGGAGGTGGTGATGCAGTGGCTGTATCCAAATTTTGGAATAGCAACGAGACCAGGATAGCTACTGCCTTTGTCATAGGCAATAAAGGAACCATAGTACAATGCTTCAGCTCTAAGCACTGGGCTTGGCATCTTGGAGTAGACCAACAAGACTTTCCACATGGAGTAACCTACAAGAACCTTAATAAGCTCAGCATAGGTATTGAAGTATGCAACTGGGGACCATTGCATCTTAAAGATGGCAAGTACTACAACTATGTCAATAGCGTGGTGGATCCTTCACAGGTAACCAAGCTTGATCAACTGTACAAAGGGCATCTATATTGGCAGAAGTACACTGACGAGCAGATAGAGTCCTTGAGACAGCTTGTAGTATACCTATGTGATACCTATAAGATACCCAAGGCATACCGACCAGAGATATTCAGCATTGATGTGGAAGCATTCAAGGGTACT